AAAAATTTAAAATATTTATTAGCTAAATTAAATCGTTTTGTTACATTTTTAGCATTTGGGTATTTCGTTTTTTTGTGTTTTTTCATAGCTTCTAGTCTTACTTTCATTATCATACCCACTTGCCATATTCTTTTATGTGAATATTTACCACTTTTATATAATTTTTCTAATTTGTGTATTGTATTTTCAACATCAGAAACAGTAGTATATTTTATTGGTATTGTATCACTAGGATCTTTATCAATGTAAACATCGAAACTCTTTTTAGGATTATTTGGATTATATAAAAATTGTTTTCTTGTTTTATGTTTTCCCGATTTTCTATTTTTTTGTGTCTTCATAATATAAAATATGAAGAAAATAAATGATGACAACTATAATATATATAGAATAGTGATTTTGACCTTTATAATAACAGCATTATGGGATGTTGTACTTAGAATACTTTCAGTTTATGAACCTATACCATCTATTAATAACTCTATGCCATTTATAAAAGACTTAAGACCTTACTTTGAAAAACATACTTTATTAGCAGCGGCATTAATTGCTGGATTTGTTGGTGCCACTACTCAATCAATTATATTACATTTTATGAACTTTCCTACTTATAATAGATCAATTAAATACATTATTAAATTTATGATATTGTCATTCATAGTAAGTGCGCTATTTGGATTTATAATGAAAGCAAGTAAGTTATTTCCATATTTAGAGAAATATTATTATGAAAAATTAGGTTTAGTAAAGAGTTTATATCATGACGGAACGTCTGGTTTAATAGTTCAATTTTCATTATTATTTTTATTATCATTTATATAAATGACAACGACACTTGATGAAATAAAAGAAATGTTAATTACATTAAATAAAAATGTTGAAAAAATAAATGAAAAAGTGGATATAATTAGTAAAAAACTAGATGAAGAAATATACGACGAATGTAAAAAAATGGGTTCTCATATAGATTTTATTGAACGAGTTTATGATAGTATGAAATATCCGTTAAATTATCTTTGTAACACAGTAAATAGTATATCTGATAATAATAATAACCAAATATGCGATGACAATTCAACATAAAAAATTAATATGAATTATTTTTTTATGTATTACTTTTTTAATCCTATAACCCCACAAGCTAATCTTTATAAATAACAAGCAATATATTTACTGATGTCTGTATTATCAAATAGAGGGTGATATTCGTGTTTTTCTTGATGTTTATTAAGTGGAAGATATTGATTATTGACTAGAAACGTAACATAATCCTTCTTTCTTGGCCAGACAAATACTTCGTGATACACTTTTTTATTTGTGGGTGATACGAAGAATTGTTTCTCTGATAAATTATGCTTTTCTAACATTGAACCAATATTGGTATGCTGAAACATAAAACGCATATTAGTAACATGACTAACATCCCACTCGTTTAGAGGTTGGTTGAATGATTCGGCACCGCAAAACATACGACCCATATTTGTAACATTGCGAACATCCCAATTATTTATGGATTTGTTGAATGATCGGGCCATAAATAACATCCATTCCATATTAGTAACATTACCAACATTCCACTCGTTTAGAGGTTGATTGAATGATTTAGCGTGATTAAACATACCATACATAGTGGTAACATTACTAACATCCCAATTGTTTAATGGTTGATTAAATGATATGGCATTGCAAAACACACCGTACATATTTTCAACATTACTAACATCCCACTCGTTTAGAGGTCGATTGAATGATTTAGCGTGATTAAACACGCGAGCCATATTTGTAACATTACTAACATCCCAATTGTTTAATGGTTGATTAAATGACATGGCATTGCAAAACATACACTTCATATTAGTAACATTACTAACATCCCAATTGTTTAATGGTCGATTAAATGATCTGGCATCGCAAAACATACTCGTCATATTAGTAACATTACTAACATCCCAATTGTTTAATGGTTGATTGAATGATTTGGCTTCATAAAACATGCCATGCATATCAGTAACATTACTAACGTTCCAAGTATTAATATGTCCGTACTTTTCCTCTCCTTCTGTTTTATTTTTTATATATAGTTGCACCGCTGTTCGTATGGTTTCGTTATTAAACTCCATTGTAATTATATTGTTCTGTATTTGTTACTGAATTAAAAACATATCATATAATCAATTTTATTACTAATTAAAAGGTGTAAATATTCAAAGGTGTAAATATGTGATAAGATGATTATATTACAGAACATATATGGTATTTATAGAGCCCCCAAATCGTTTCTTTATCCAAACGCAAAGATTGTCTAAGTACTTGTGTTGTCATTAAATAATCAGCTACAGGTTTATAAAATAACCAATACATAGGTTCTGTTGCGTTGGTACCTACATGAACATAAAAGACATTTCCTAGAAAGGTTGGAGAAGTACATTCATTTGAGTTAGTTTCTTCTCCATTTATGTATTCAATCATATTTCCAATTTCAAGTACATTATGTCCATCCCAGGAACATACGTTCAAGTTATTAATAATGCCGCGATATTTGTTTGTGCGAACACCTTCGTAAAAGCTTTCAATATAATAGGTACCATCAATTTTCAAATCGTGTGGCGAAATTAGCTCCATATTTATCAGGTGGTATATTACTTATATTCATCTTTAATATCATTTGATAAATAAGTATTAATACCAATAGCTTTAATTATCTTGTTAGTTTCCTTCTCATCTTCTTCAATAGATGTCATTGAATTAAAGACTAATCTAGTTAATTTAGTTTGTAGATTTTCATCTCTATCCCATCCAGTGTTAGCATCTTGCCACTTTGATAAATTAATTCTCTGTTTTGACGATAATATCTTAATACCATCCAAAAGGATATTTAAATGATTATCTTTTTCCCATACGTCATTATCTTTTACATACATTGTTTTTCGTTTTGTATCGGTACAATGTATTGGTCTTCGTAATACATCCATATTATTTAATCCATTTGTAATCATATGTGTTATAGTTTTTGTAAGTCCATTCTCAATAGTATGATCGTATGTTTCATTTGTTATAGGTAATGAATTAATAAAGTCTGTTAAATTCATAGCATTCTTACAATGTTCATCTAAAAACATCTGAATGTTAAAATTATTCGTATTATGACTATTTGTAGTTGTAGTATTAAAACTATGTTCAGCATGTCCCTTGATATGTGGAAGCATATCCATAAAATTCTTCTGTATTTCTTTGTTTTCCTTTAATAATAATAATATAAGTTCTTTAAATTCTACTTCTTTGTCCTTGGTATATGTAGAAACAACTTCATCTAAATTATCGTCTACATCCAAATCACTACCACAGCATTTTTGCTTATGCTTCCATAATCCAGCTCTTGAAGCAAAAGACCTCATACAATCACTACAATAATGTATTGCGACTTTTTTGGTTTCCTTCGTGTTTCCATTGTTTCCATTTGTTTCCTTGAGGTGCTTTCTAGTGAGTAAATGTTTTTTATAGTCACTTTCCTTCTTACATCTATAGTTACATTTTTCACAAGAAAATATTAAGGCGATTTTTGGCGACTTTTGGCGACTTTTTGTTTCCATTCTCGCTATATATTGGAAACATAAAAATCGCCCTAAATCATTTGCAATAAAACATTAATTTTTTTCAGTAACAAATTTAGAATTATTTTATTTGGATTCTGAGCATTATGCTCTCAACCGCTTTTTTACAACTTTTCTCAATCCTTTTTCCAATATTTAAAAATGGACATACTTTTTCGATGTCCATTTTTGATTTTTCAGTTTAGGTCTGTGAAAAAAAGTACAAATGAAATTACCTACATATATCATTGACAGTTCACTTTTTTCAGTCCACTTTTCTATACTACATGATGTAGACAAGCTCACTACATTATGTAGTAATTAATATTTATAAAACTGGATAAAACAGGCGTTTGATATGTAGGTATATCAGTAAATTTATCCTCCTAAATCCCGAAATCCATTTTTAGGGTTGTATATTTTAAGGAATCGTGGGATTATTTTGGCAAATGGCGTTTACAACATCCATCTTTAAACATCTTTAATCCACATTCCTCACCCTTTCTTTTTCCACTTTTAAGAAGTGTCTTACAATGTACCTCCTGGATTGAGTTATTACTTGCTTTCTTTTTATTCATCAATGTATGATGCTGGTTACAATAGCAATATGTTTCATTGTAATAAGCTGATTTGGGACATATACTATTTTTATTTTTACCACTTTTAAATACATAGCTACAATTATGAAAAGACATACAATATTTTTCAGGACTATTGACACTTCCATAAAATAATATTTTATCATTTATTTTAATATGTGGCAATAATTTGTCACTTTTTTGTCTACAATAAGGACATTTAATTTCATTGTATTTCAATTTATCCGTATTTAGATGTGATGTTTTTGAAGTTATTTTTTGGGCACAAACTTCTTTATATAATGGATAAAAATTAAATTTATGATTACATGGTAGTGTTATATGATTATTATCTAGTTCCATATCTGTTAATAAACATACAGATTTTTCTTCTTCATCATCAAAGTCTAATTTATTTAATTCTTCGTAGAAATTAATATTATCTTCTAGTACAATATTCATTATACAGAAAAATCTTAAAAACTCTTTATATTAATTTTATATAGAATGACAAAAACTTGGGGTCCGCCTACATGGTATCTATTTCATACTTTAGCAGAAAAAATAAAAGATGAGAATTTTAATGAAATGAAAAGTGAAATAATTTCTATAGTTAAAAAAATATGTTCCAGTCTACCTTGTCCTGATTGTGCTAGTCATGCGTCACAAAAATTGGGTTCGTTAAATTCGGATGCTATACATTCAAAAGAAGATTTGAAAAATGTGATTTTATCTTTTCATAATTTTGTGAATCAGAGGCTAGGAACAGGTCAATGGAATGAAGAACAATTGAACGAAAAATATAGATTGGCCAAAACAGATACAATTGTTCAATTTTTTGTCCAAACTTGGCGTAAACCCAACCCAAATCCTAGATTAATCAGTCATAATTTTTATAAAGATAGAGTGGTTAAAGATTTTATAGGTTGGTGGAATATTCATAATTCAAAATTTAATCCATAAATATTTAAAATTATT